TACTCCGAATACTTCGAAATTATGATTGTGAATGACGAGAGCATGCACAAGGTTGGACGTAACTTTGATTTCATTATACATGATGAGCATCATAGATTCGGCGCTTTCCCAAAACCAGGAAGGGCTACAAAAATATTTAGGATAAACTTCTCTGATAGGCCGATGGTGTTCTTATCAGGAACTCCAAGTCCAGAGAGTTTTTCTCAGATGTATCATCAGTTTTGGGTAAGCGACAGATCTCCTTGGTCACGCTATATCAACTTCTACAAGTGGGCCGCTGACTATGTTAACGTAAGACAAAAGAAGATAAACAGCTTCACTGTAAACGACTACTCTGCAGGTATAGAGGACAAAATAATGTCCGATGTGTCTAAGTACATGATTACCTTTACTCAGGAGCAAGCTGGCTTTCAGTCTGTCATTGAGGAAGAAGTGCTACATGTAAAGATGAAGCAAAGAACGTATGACATAGCTAACAAACTGCTTAAAGACCTTGTTGTCGAAGGAAAGGATGAGGTTATACTTGGCGATACACCCGCCAAGTTGCTGCAGAAAGTCCATCAGATATATAGTGGTACAGTTAAGTTTGAGTCTGGAAACTCTATGATCCTTGACACAACCAAAGCTGAGTTTATCAAAGAACGATTTGCAGGCAAGAAGATTGGTATATTCTATGTCTTTAAGGAAGAGCTGAATGCATTGTGTCAAGTATTTGGATCAGAAAACTTGACAACAGATCTTGATGAGTTTAACTTTACAGATAATAAGAGTATTGCTTTACAAATTGTATCTGGTCGTGAGGGTATATCCTTAAAAAATGCAGAGTATCTTGTGTTCTATAACATTCAACATAGTGCCGTGTCTTATTGGCAGGCTAGGGATCGCCTTACGACTATGGATAGGCTGTTCAATAAAGTTTATTGGATATTCTCTGAAGGAGGTATAGAGGACAAGATCTATAAAGTAGTTAAAGGAAAGAAGAAGTATACAACTAATATTTTTAAGAAGGATTATGGAAAAACCTATTTTACACAGTGCGAAATTTGAATTTTCTCAGGAAGGAAATTGCAATGGATCCACAAATGAAGTGGAAGAACTAACTATCGAACTAGAATCATCTACCGTTATAGAAGATGGCGAATGCTACATTGTTCTAAGAACACCGACAGGTTGGTCGATAGACAGTCTTGACGAGCTAGCTGAATTGATAGAGAGATGTAAGAAAGTGATATAACGTTTCTCGGCTATATTTAGTGCCGACTTATAAAAACTAAATTAACTTATAAAATAAAATTTAAAATGGAAAACGAAAATTCAAAAGTAGAAGAAACTAAGGCATTGAATATAGCCGATGTTAGCAGTAGTGCGGAGTTTAAAGCATGGGATGATTTATTTGGAATACTTGCTTGGAAATTTCAACAGAATAAAAGTGGTGATATGTATTTAGATGGTGAAGCTGTTTACAATGAACTTAAAGAAAAGTTTGATTTACGAAGAAAGTAGCATTACTGCTAACATTCGTATAGGCGCAGCGATAGTTGCGCTTATACTTTGTTATATTTATATGCAGCCAAATCTCATGAAAAATCGTAGTTTTGGCTTGTTAATAGTCCAGTTTATTGTGCAAAAAACTGGACATATAATCGATATTTATCCGTTTATTTATAAGATATGAAACAAATAGTATATAATGCAGTTAGGTGCTTAGAGTGCAATGAACTGTTAGTTAGTTACAGCAGACATGACTACAAAACGTGCGGCTGTCCGAACGGAGCGATGGTTGATGGAGGAACAGCTTATGGTAGATATGGAGCTAAGGACATGAGTAAGATTGAAAAGATAGATGTCTATGACGATGACGACTTTGAGATTGTAAGAAAGCATGCCGTAAGAGGTAGCCGAGGCCCGAATGGAGATCAGCCGTTATCGTGGATTGCGATATGCGATATGGATGATGACTACCTACAGGCTGTCTTGGATTATGGTGGTGCAGAATGGCATATTAATATTATTAGAAAAGAAATAGAATATAGGCGCAACAAATAAAAAATAAGCGCAAATTTTAGTTAAGTTAAATTTTTAAATGTAATTTTATGGAATGCAAAAATTGTTTTGGAAGCGGAACTTATGAAGTAGGTCCGAACTGTAGTATGCCGGCAAGCGCTTGTTGTGGTGGATGCTATGAAACAGTAAAGTGTGAAATGTGTAATGGTACAGGTAAAGTAAATGAAATGAAATCACCAATAGACGAAATCTACGAAATGTGGCTTAAGAACGATGAGCGTAACTTCAATCGTTGGTTTGTTACAAATGTAAACAGACTGAACAAGGATCTCATCTCCTTGATGAAAGAGGCATACTACTCCGGATTCCAGGAAGAACTCCCATTCGCAAACTTTGATGATTATCTTGATGGAATCAAAGATACAGTCGAAACTAATTAAGGAGTTAGAGTCACAAGGATATTATGTCCTTAAGCTCTCTGTAACAAACAAGCCTGGTATACCCGACATTATAGCTTTGCCGAAAGGATGCAATGCAGTGTTCTTTGAAGTTAAGCAGCAAGGCAAAAAGCCAAAGCCATTGCAGGAGTACAGGATGAAAGAGCTAAGAGATCACTCAATAAAATCATTTGTCTACGATGGAACATGGAGTATACATAGTGGACTTGGAGATGAAGGCTGTTCCGAGACTACCTAAGTCTAGGCTTCATCCGATAACTATAAAGGCAGACAAGTATCCAGTCGTATTAGACGAAAGAGGTATCATTGTCGAGTCTTGTAAGAAAAGAGTCTGTAAGTCACTAATGAAAAATAAAGCAGTAAATTACGACAACTATGTTGTAACACTTAAATACACAAACCCAAAATTTAGCACGAAAGTATATGGAACCTGAAGAATTGATTAAAGCGAAAAATTATTTTGAGAAAGCAAAAGGTATTAGAATGGGATTATGGATGTCCGAGGTAAGAAAGCAATTTGCACTTAGGATGCACAGAGAAGGTGCTAAGTCAAGACACATAAAGTCTATCACATTCCTAAGACATGACCAGACATGGCACTATATAAATAGATGCAAGCCTAACCCACAAGTTGAAAATGTGGTACTAGAGAACATGGATGAATGGATAGAGAAAGGTCTATATCCAATATCTGTAAGAATTGTCAAGGGCAACGTTCATCTAGAAACAGGATACGAACTATCTGAAGATCCTTCGTACAAGTCAAGAGTATCTAAGAACATAAAAGATGAGGTAAGGACCAAATGGGATAAATTAGTAGACGATTTGTTAATATAATAATTTGTCCATATATTTGGCTCCGTGAATAACTACATGCAGTATGTCAACTCGACCATGAAGGAGCTATATGACCTTTGTGCAGAACTGTATGAGGCTCTTGCGGACAAGAACGATGACGAATCAAAAGAAGTAGTCAAGAAAATTAACGCTGTCCTGCGAGACATCCAAAAATCAAAAGATGAATGATAGGCAAACTTATAAAACAGATTTAGTTAAATCGATTTTAGAAGAATTTCCTAATGCTTCTACTCGTTCATTAGCAAGTATACTTTTTGAGAGGTATCCTTTAGATTTTATTAATCTTGAACAAGCTAGAGGGCATATTAGATACTATAGAGGGGAACACGAAAATAGCAAGTCATTAAGAGATACTTCTCATTTTACATCTATGGAAGAAAGAAAAAATAGGCAAGGATGGAGTAAACTTCCTGAAAGCGACTATAAAGAACAAGAGGCTTTTATTATGCCTCAAGGTAATAACCGAATACTAATGCTTTCGGATATACACTTGCCTTACCACGATGAGCAAGCACTAAGCATAGCTCTAGAATGGGGATACAATAAGAACCCTAATGCTATTATCTTAAACGGAGATACTATTGATATGTACCAGGCTTCACGATTTATTAAGGACAGAAGGCTTCGTGATTTATCAGGAGAGATTAACATTACTAGAGAGTTCCTTAAACAACTTAAAGAAGAGTTCGACTGCCCTATATATTTCAAGCTAGGAAACCACGAGGACAGATGGGAGAACTATCTGAAGAGTGTAGCACCAGAGCTTTTAGGAATAGCAGATTTTGAACTTAGAAACGTACTTAGATTTGGAGAGCTTGGAGTTACTGAGATTAAGTCTAAGCAAAGTATTAAAGCAGGCCATTTAAATATCCTACACGGCCACGAGTTTGGTCATTCGGTATTCAGCCCTGTAAACGCTGCTAGAGGTCTTTATATGCGCTCTAAAGCATATTCAATTGTTGGACACCACCATCAAACATCTGAGCATTCAGAGAAGGACTTAAACGGCAACGTTGTTACTACTTGGTCTATGGGATGTTTATGTGGGTTAATGCCAGAGTATATGCCGTACAATAAATGGAATCACGGCTTCGCTTGGGTAGAGACGGAAGCAAGCGGAGACTTTGAGGTCAAGAATTTACGAATCATAGAAGGAAAAGTAAGATGATTGTGAACAAAAGAAAAACCCTGTCTTTCGGCAGGGTTCTTTTTTATTGTATTTTTCCTTTGAACTCTTTTTCATAATAGTACCAGGTTTTAGGACTTATTCGTTTTCCTGTATTTCCTATTATTTGACCTAGCTCTTTTACTTCCTCCTTGTCTATTATATTTCCATATCTTTCAAATATTCTCATAGACTGAACCTCTGGATTTTCCTCATAAACTATGTCAAGCATTGATTTATCTATGTTCATGTTTCTAGTATACGCATAGTACTTTTTAAGCTCAGTTAGTTGCCTTGCTTTATCAAAGTTCTTCTCTACTATATTCTCAAGCTCTCCCACTGTAAGTGATCCTCCTTCGTCATAAATTTTCTTAATCTGATTGTATACCTTTTGTTCTTTAAGGTATATTTCAGTCTCTCTCTTCATTTCTTTCTTCTCGAATTCATCTTGTAGACTGTATCTTACAATGTCTTTGTTTGTATACCTAACAGATTGTTTTTCTGCATGCTTTAAAAGTTCATCAGACATTATTGTAAAATTTTGTCCGAAAGGAGTTGATCTATCAAATATTCCATTAGCAGCAGCATAGATAATATTAATCGTAGGATTTGTACTTTCATTTGTTATTATCTTCTCTACGAATGCTTTTGACCTTGCTGGAGAAAGGCCCAAACTTGGAGCTAATGATTTATATATAGCTTCTACTCTATCGTCTTCCAATCCTTCAGCTATAGGAAGTATTTTTTTATTTTTAGGAGCTCTAAATACTTGCTCTTCTGTAAATAAGTCATATCCATAATATGCTACAATAGCAGCTATCATTGGATTTCTTCCAGGTATTTCAGTTGGCCATACTGGAGTAGATGCTTTTAAAGTCTTGCCTAAAACTTTCTTATTGTCATATCCTAATTGAGTACTATACATTAAATTCTCAGCTGCAGTAGTTATTATAGAAGCAACTGGAAGTTTTTTTATTCTTATGTATTGTAACTCTCCATTTTTATCTTTTTTACCAGTAAAAATTATATGATAATTTGCTTTTTCATGAACTGATATTGAGTCAAGAGCAAATTTCACTTTCTTTTTTCTTTCCTCCTCATCATCTTCATCATCATCAAATGCTGCGAGTGCAGTAGCTACGGAAGTGCCAGCTAATACTCCACCCATTATAGCTAATTGAACCATGCTAGATGCAAATTGAGCTGGCTTTTGTTCTGCAAAATCTAAAGGTTTCCTTAACCCTTGCATACCAGCATTAAAATATGGCATGAAAACATCCATTTCTTTTGCCCATGTACCTCCTTGATTAAAGTCTATAAGCTCTCTAGCTTCTCTGGATGCTTCCCACATTATATCGTCAAGATCTTTTCCTGTTGGGTTTTCTCCATTATTTTCTTTCTTGTAATCATCTATTAGATTTTTCTTCATCTTTTCATATACAGCAAGTCGCATGGCTATTTCAGATGTTTCTCCTAAATAAGATAATGCAGTTCCATATGCAGACAATATTCTATATGGAGCATTTACAGTAAATTCAAGTGCAGATGTAAGTTTAGCATTTGGTATCTTACTGGCTATTCTGCCTTTTGGCTTCAGTTCTTTTAATGCTCTTAATCCTTCTTGAGACATTGATTCCATTAGACCTCCATGTGCTGCATATTCCATGTATACCTTATCTATTTCTCCATTTAAAATTGTTCTCTTAAGATCATTAAACATTTTTTTTGTAAAATTCTTAGTAAATCCTACAGCTGCTTTTACTCCAGATATTAATTTGAAATATTCATACCATTTATGAGAATAAACATCAGTAAAGAAAACCGCATTACCCCAGTCCATTGGAACATTTCGAAGTATAAAGAATGGGTTGCCACCAGTTGCAAAGAACCGCAACATTCTAGATGGAGTCAATGCTATGTTCTTTAATAACCATCCTAATATTGGAACATCTTCGTTAAATTGCTCTATAGCTGGGACAACTTTAGTTTCTTTTACATCCAATATTTGTCTTGCTATGTCCTCTCTTGCAATTATATAATTATCTACTCCATTTTTAAAGTAATGTACTTTTCTATATCCATCAGGCATAGACTCACTATCGTACTTTCTTTTTGGACGACCATCTTTAAATTCTCCAACAACTGGATTATCTAATATGAAATATTCAGACAAAGTAGACTTTTCTTTTGGAGTAGCTTTTTCTAAAGCATCTACCATTTCATTTATCATTTGATTCTCGAAAGCTCTATTAGTTACTGTATTAAGATTCATCATTAATAACCACCTTGAATCACTTATAATACCATTTTCGTTTTTATTAGTAAGAGACATTATGTCGTCTTTTGTTATTCCAATTCTAGCAGCCTCTCTATCAATATCTGATAAATCTTTATTATCATCAATGATATATTTAATCGTCTTTATTGGAGAGTATTCTACGTCCTTTAGATTGTTGTATGTCTCTTCATTTATCCTTCCAGAATCCTTAAGAATTTTTAAATTTTCTGAAAATGCATCAAAATAAATATCAGCCCTTCTATTCAAATCATTAAATTTCTTTTCTCCAAGTTCAGCTCTTTTGTCTTCAAGATCTCTTTGTGCATCTGATTCATTAAATCCATCTTGACCAGTATACGGTTCCTTATATATTTCAGATCTATCTAAAAGATCTTTATATGCTTTTTCACCTACTCTATCTTTTATTTTATTTAGTTCATTAGTATTTTTACTCTCTTTGTATTTTACTATATTGTCTAAATCTTTTTTAGATTCTTCGGTCAATCCATTATATGCTTTTTCTCTTAATTTAGCTCTATTCTCATTTATGGCAATCATCCTTCTGCTGTATATGATTTCATCCAATGCATCTAAATCTTGTTTAGGAAGCATTCTATTAAATTTGCCTCTATATATTTTTTTATCAAGTATTTTAAATCTTAATCCTGCAAATCCAGATGCTCCAGCTTTATCAACCAATTTAGCATGTGCTTGCTTGGCCTCTTTATTTTTTATGCCACGCATTCCCCTCTTGAGGTCTGTCTGCCTATCAAACATAGCTTTTCTAAAAGATTTTATGCCTTCCATAAATCTTTTGAATATTGATGGCTTTTTATATTTTGCCTCTAATTCTTCTTTGCTTTTCTTGAATACGTCTTTTACAGTTGTCCCAGATGCAGATCTTGATGTCATCGCATTGGCAATTTCTTGCTGACTATATCCCTGCCCCAATAAATATTGTTCAATAGCAGCATCAGAGAAACCGTTCTGTTTAGCTGCATTTATGATGGCAGTTATACTTTTCGGCTTTTGGTTACGCGCCTCGAACGAATTGTCTATCTGTTTGCGGATAGATTTTAATTCTGCTATTTTAGGAATAGCTCCAGCGCTACTCATTACATTTTTTTGAGCAAATTTTTCTTCTTCTGTTTTTCTTGATACTTCGGTTTTGTCTTTATTATATTTAGTATAAGTTTCAGTTACATCGTATGATTTATAGAACTCAGTAGGTTGATAAACTCCATCTATTTTAGCTAAAAGAGTCCATCCAAATGACGGGTGATGATCAATTTCACCTGGTTTTGTCTGTACTATCTCAAAAGTATTTGGATCAAATTGTACTATACTAATTATTTCTCCACCTTCAACTCCATCATTTAGTGGATCCATTATTTTTTTGTAAAATTGATCTTTATTATTTATTCCTAAAGAGTCTTTAAATTTTTTATTTGCAGGTATGGCATTATTAAGTGCTTTCCTCAAATCAGGAGAGAAATTATTTTCTATATCAAGTAGCCTAACTATTTCATTCGGATCTGATTCAAATGAATTAAAGTTATTTATATCCTGTCCATATTTATTCTTAAATGCATTAAATGCTTTTATTGTTTTTTCATTTGATTTTATAGTATTATTGAATAATTCTATCAATTCAGAGTTAGATAAAATATTGTTTTTTAAAATTAAATTTACTAATTCAGCAAACATATGCTGTTGGAATTGCCAAGATTGATCTAATGTTCCAGAATGAGGCGCAAATAAATTTGCATTACCATTTATCGAATTTCTTATAAATGTCTCTGCCTGTGCTTTAGTGTTAAATGCAGCTAAGTTAGATACTTCTCCAATATTCTTTCCTTTTAATTCCATCATATATGGAACATATCCTTTTCCTCCAAAAAGATTTATTGTAAGACCATTACCAAGATTTGTTTCTCCAGCATTAGTGTAATCATACATGTTAGTTATAAATGGTTTTCCATTAAATTCTCTTATATCAACATCTTGTACAATATTTCTAATAAATGACCTTTCATCATTTTTTACACTTGGCGCTTTTATTACCTTAGATTCTTTTTGTTGCCTTGGTATAGAAAACGTTCCAACTTCTCCACCGTCCCCTTGTTCTTTAGGTCCAAATAATTTTATTTCTTTTGCCTGTATCTCTTCACCACGAGCAACCTTCTGAGACACTACATTCATAAAATCAATAACCTCTCTATCAGTAAGTGGTTTCAACCCGAACATTTTTGCAATTCTATCTAAGAATCTTCTAATAAGACTTTGCGTAGGTGCAGGAAGAGTAGCATAATTATCTGACAATATTCCAAATAATTCAGCTAACTTTTCTTCGTTCTGAATGTTTTCTTCATAGTTAGAAGTAAAATCATTTAAATATGTAATTACTTGTCCAGCACCTTCTACGTTAACTAATGATTTTCTTACAGAATCAACCATTGCCTTTGTAATTCGAGATGCTTCAGCATCGCTTTTTACACTATTAAGAATAACGGCATGAAATACTTCATGAGCTGCCGTTCTATTATTAGCCTTAGTATTATTTATATGTATAGTCCTTGTCTTTGGATTGTATTCTCCAGCTGTAGATTGTTTTCTGTTCTGCTCACCAGTAGCTTGACGATATGATGCATCAGTATCGTGAACGACAAATTTAACGTCAGGTAAAATTTTAGCGATTGCTTTTGCAGCATTTGATATAGACTGAGCAACCCTGCTATTGTCCTTAGATATCTTGAGGCCACCAACTTGCTCATCAATCTGCTCGGCTGTTCCTTCTAAAAGCTTTCCTAAACGCTCTACCTCTTCGACTACAGCTGCTTTCTCGATTACAGGCTGCTCAACTACTGTTTCTTCGATTGCTGTTGGTTCAGTCGGTACAATATCTAGAGCTGCTTCTTCCATAGAAACTTTACGCTCAGTTATAGGTCTGCTATTAAACTCTTCTATAGTTATAGGATTGTTTCCTTGTTCTACCTCTCCTTTATAAGTAATCAAGAAGTCAAGATCGTTTTCAATCTCTTGTTGGATATCATTTAAATTTCCAAGTGTAGTAGACTTATTTAACCTTTCTTCATTGTTTTTCTTTAAATTGGTTATTTCCTTGTACTTGTTGTACAAATAATCAATAGTTCCATTTAAAGCATTAATATCTACAGAATCTCCTCTTGATGCTTTTTCAATTATATTATTATCTGCTTCACTCATATCGGCAAATAAATCATCAGGCTGTAGATTATATTTAGCTATTCTGTCTTCTATTAACTTATCTACTTCCTCTTCACTCCTGCCTTCGATAGGGCGATTGCCAAGATCTGTTTCTGGCTGCGCGGTTTCCCCGACTGGCCTCTCTCCTTCCCTGACTTCAGGTTGTCTTTCTTGAGCTCCCTCACGTTGAATGCCACCGCCTTCTGCAGTGACTTCTTGGACTGGCTTTGTGCTTTCTTTAACGGCATTTTCTCCTATTGTTTTAAGTTGGTTATCTATTTCTGCAATTCTGTCCATCTGTGGTTTGACAAGGTTTGCATCTTTACCTGCTATTTGTTTGTTAATTCTATCTTTCTCAAGCATTAAATCTAAAGCGACAGATTTGCTTTCAACACTGTACTCTTCAGGTATAGACTGAATTTTAGATTTAACCTCTCCATATGAATTGTAAATCTCTTGAGCCTCTTGCTTGGATATCTTGCCAGATATTATGCTTGACTTTAGATTCGTAAGAAGTGCCTCGGGTATACCATCCATCTTAGCTGAATTAAAAAGAACTTCCATCTGTTCTTTATTCATTGATTTCTGTATACCCTCTGTAGCAACTTGCTTGCTGTTTGAAACAACACCCATTACGTGACCACCTAGCATTCCTAGATATCCTTCATACGCTGCATCAGATAATATCTCCCACCCAGATTTATTATTGAAGTACTCTGTTCCTTTTGCTATGTCATATACTTCTTGAATTCCAACTTGTGATAGAGCTTGAGCCGTTTCTGTTGCGCCCTCTACTATTCCAGCTCCTGCAGTTCTTATTCCGGCTTTTAATAATGTAGATGAAATATTATTTCTTATAGATGCCTCAATAAATTCTTTTGGAGCATTCTTAGGCATATCCATAAGTACAGACTTAACTATTGAGTTGGTTATGTTCTTACCAAATCCAGTTTTCTGCATAGCGAAGTCAATACCAAATTTTTCAAGAACTGAACTTACCGCACCATAAACAGATGACATTAATACTTTTTCGGTATCAGATATTCCTTTTACTTGGTCAAGCTCATCTTTCATCTCATAATAAGACTGAGCATAAAATGCAGCATAAGTAGCTGGGCCACCACCGAGAACTCCTCCAGATGCTAAAGCGCCCATAGACTCAGATAAAGAGAACATAGCCTTCGAGAAATCACTTCTCTCTTTAGACTCCATATACTCTTCAGTGGTACCAGAGCCAACAATCATTCTAGCAAAACTGTCTTGATCTTCTTTTGTAAATGTAGTTTCTCCTGCAATTTCTGCAGCTATAGACCCAGCAAGTCTAGGTAAATATGTAACTCCCTTTACAAACCTATAAGCAAGTCCACCACCAAAAGATCCTTTAGCTTCATTTATTACATACTGCTGACCAACAGATTCATTTATAGATGCATCTATATAACCCATATTTTTAACTTGGTTATTTATCTGCTCTCCTTCTTGTGCTATTGCTTCTCTTGACTTATCTATTAATGGTTTGTAGTCTAACTCAAATTGTTCTTTGCTTATTTCTCCGCTATTTACTTTTGCGTATATATCACTAGCATATTTATTCAATGAGTTAACTCTGTCAGCATACATTTTAACTGACTCCTTAACATCATTTGTATATTCATTGGCACGCTTTACCGCTGTGTAATCTTTTGGAAGTTGAGCTAGTTCTGCAGCAACTTGATCTTCGCTAAGACTATTTCCACTTCTAGATGCTATTATTTGTCTATCTCTTATATCTTTAAATGCTCCAGAAACAGTACTAGCATATTCCTTTCTAGCATCACGCACCTCCTGCTCTGCAACCATTATATTTACTTTATTATCTGGTGCTTTCTCTGTTATCTGAGCATTCATTTCAGGACTTAGTCCATATCCTTCTCCTAACTTTATCTGAGGATTGTATACTGGTAGTTTCTGATCTCTTAATTGTTTTTCTTTTTCCTCTAGATTTTTTTCAGATTCTTTTATATTCTCTATTCCCCTAAGATTTGAATTGGCTCTCATCCAAGCCTTCATATCATTTGCAACAGCTACATCTGCTTTATCTGTAAAGTTGTCAAGTGGAAATGTTTTTATTTCTTTGTTTGGAGCAATAACAATAATTTCATCAGTCATTAATCCAGCCTTTTCAAATTTGAACTCAGGAAACCTTGACCTAAGACCGACTATCACATCTTCTTCTTCCTTTCCAACCAAAGACTTATCTATAGAGCTCAGTCTATTATCAAGATTTTTTAATTCTACTTGATCTACATCTTCAGTAAACTTAGCATATTTACTAGCTGCAGGACTTACCTTTACATTTTGATTAAAGTTTTTATTTAAATAAGAAACAGCAGTTTCGTCATATATCTTTGTCCAATCATCTTGACCTGGCTGTCGTCTTAACCAAACACCATCTTCAATCTTATATTCGTTCTTCTCCTTGTTTGGTAGGCCTGTAAATATTTTTTCATTTCTATCTGTAGAAGCGTTCTGTTTAAAATATTTATTTAAATATTGAACTCTTGTAGGATCGGTTATTGGAACAGTATGATACTTGTCTTCTGATTTTCCAGTTTGATTATTTACGACTTTTATTACAGTACCATCAGGCATTCTACTTAATCGCCTTTCTGCCCATACTGGATTGTCACCGGATGTATCTAAAACATATTCTGTTTCTTCCTTTCCAGGAACTCCAGAAAATATTCCATTTTCTTCTTTTTTACTTGAATAAGATACAGCCTTCCCCTCTAGAAGTTTAACCCTTTCCTCTACATCTCCTTTGTAAAGCTTGGTAAATTTACCTGATCCACTTGGGTCTACATACCATTCATTACCTTGCTTCTTGTATATAGCCTTTTCGTTACCTGGGAATTTATATAATCCCTCAGGCTTTTCTGATACAGAAGAAACCGAAGGCTTTTGAGGCCCCTTGGGAGGAGTAACCGAAGAAGTAGGTTCTTGTTTTTGTACGGATGGTGATACCGTAGTTTCTTTTTTTTTTAAAATACCAAGTGGATCATTACCATTATTTGATGGCTTTTTTTCACCAAGTATTCCTAGTGGATCGTTATTATCTTGCATCATTTAACTTTATATTGTTCTACTTGATCTGCGGTATATCCCATTTTTTCAAGCTCTTGAAGCGTATATGTTTTTCCTTTAATGCTGTATGTTGATGTGGCATTAGCTGTAGAACTAGGTCTATATTTTGCTCTCCACTCATCCCTTTGTTCTTTCGCTTTCTTCTCAGCGGCTGGACCTGTACCAAAATAATATGGTATAAAGTCAGTAAGATCGTCAGATGCGAATTTCTTTATTGGAACTGCAGGTTTTTTGTTTTCAAAGTCAAGAGGATCCCTTCTTAGTTCATATAGCACATATTTTTTAGGGTCTTTAGTGCTTCTTTCAACTTTATATTTTCCCTTATCCTTCAAATATGAATTAAGTGTAGTCTCATCAAATTTCATCCACGCACCAGCAAGTGTATCCCATAGAGTTACATCTATTTCGTCGTCTTTACCGCCACCGCCACCGCTTCTTCCACCGCCACCAGATGGAGCAAATCCTCTCTCTTCTTCTTTCTTAAATCCTAACTGTTGCTCTATTTGATTCTCAACAACCTTCTTTGCATCTGCAATCATCTTGTCGTTAAGTCTTGGCTGATAGTTTCCATCGTTGTCCTGAACGACTTGAATCATGTTTTCATTGAAGTACTTTTCGCTGAACTTCTCTCTCTCGTCATCAGTCATTGTTCTTCCTAATGCCATCTCTTCATTTGACACGGCTTTAGAAATAATATTCCTTGCATCGTCTGCAGTGTAATATAGATTGTAGTCGAGATCTGAATTATCTAAAAGAATAGAAGTAATCCCTCTTGGATTGTTAGCGTCTACCAATGATCCAATAAGGTCGGCTTTAGTTTTATTGTATGCAGCATTTATTCTAGGGTCTGTTTCTAAAACAGTCCTTCCTCCAGCCAATAATGTTTGTCTAGTTACATCGTCCCATTTAGAAACAACTTGATCAACTGACTTTGCTACGTCAATCTTATTATCCACAATGTTATTCATGTTAGTATAATTCCTAACGTTCTGAATAGATCCATCTGCATCAGAAAAAAAGAAGTCTCCACTTTCCCCTATCTGCATTTCTTTTGTCCCAAGATTCATCAATCTTGAGTTTATGTTTGCAGAGAACATTTCAAATGAAGAAGATAAACCTTCTTGATTTCTTTGATTTATTCCCACAACATATTCATCAAAGTTTTTTGTAGCTGTAGAAAACGCATCAAATGATTCGTTAAGATTATTCATTCTCATTTGATACTCAGCTCTATTTATCTCTCCGTTTCTGAGCTGTCTATTCCACTCTAATGATTGATTTCTAGCCTTATCTAAACCGCCAAAAACAACTTGATTGAATGCTTTATTTTGAGTAGACTCCCATCCTTTTAACTTAGACGCAACATCAGTAACTAGCTTTTGATCTGCTGCTTTTCTTTCTTCACGAGCTTTGAGTCCTTGATCTATATCTGCCTTTACTCCTTTAGCTAAAGACAGCCAATCAATAGATTGTCCTGGTATATATCCTGCGTATTCTGCCATGATTAAATTATTTTATTCAGGCAATATATTAAAATCACCCATATACGCTGGAGTAGACTGATCAAAACTAAAATATTCTCCAGAATTAACAGCCTTTCGTTTTGCTCTATTTGCTTGTCTTGCTGCCATATTGGCTTTTAGTTCAGCACTACCATAATCAAACGCACTAAGCCCCAATATATCCCCAGCGGCCATGCCAAGTCCACCAATTAATCCAGCAACGGCTTGTTGACCAGCAGCTCTTTTCTCGGCTGCCTTTTGTTGAGCGCCAGCTAATCTCATTGACTCAAGTTCTCTTTGTCTCTCAAGATTCCTATACTCAATGTTTTGTGCTGCTTGAGCCTTTGCTGCATCAACGTCAAAATTTATCTGAGCTTGTTGCTGTGCTGTCTGTGCTTCAGCCTCTCTACCAGCTTGATATACATTTGCTATTTGAGCAGCGCCCTCTGGACCCATACCTTGAATAGCTTGAGTTGCACCGGCTGTTTGCTGTGCAGTTTGTTGTCTTGATAATGCAGCTAAATCTGGCGCTTGTAGTGCAGCCATCTTGTTTACCTCCATCATTCCTTGCAGTTTGTTTCCAAACGCCTGAGCAGCCTTATCTGCTTGTTTTGCTTGCTGAAAGTTCTGTATTGCTGATATACCAGATGCAACGGCTGATAAACCTCCTAAAATTGCTCCTATCATCTTGATGTTATTATTCCCACAAAGATAATTAAAAAAGCCTTATTATGGATTACTCTTGAAAGTATTTACATTAACATTAAATATTTCTACAGCAGCCGTACTATTGTTCGTCAGTTTAGCTTGCATATAATAACCCCTTGCTCCATAAGACTCTGCCGTGCTATCCTTAACATATACTATCATGTCGCCAGGTGCAGGAGTAACAGCTGCAGAGACTAAAGTTATGGAATTGTCAGTATGAGATGCAACCGTGCCTATAAGAACCAAGGCTCCTGCTGTAACTCTGTATACCTTGTCTCCCTGACTGATACTTGTACCAATGTTGAATCCAAAGTTTATTGTAAGAGATCCGTATGTGGCTACTTGCCCAATACCTTGAGTAGATATAGCCTGTAAATCAATAGTGTTAGGATCTCTTCTTATGTATGCAAACCAAGTACCTTCTTTATCAGTAAAGTAAGTTTTGTCAATCATACCTGTATTGAGGTCTGTCTCTAGATCTGCATCCCACGGCTCATTACTCTCAATGGCCATTGTCTTGAACATCTTAACATCAAGTGGGTCTTCATTGAATATGGTAGTAATGGTAGATGGATAGTTAACCCCATAGAATCTATTCCTAGTGGCGTTCGTATCGTGCTTATATAGACTGCCGTTTTTCCAAGTGTAAAAGACATTATTCATGCCTATCATCCAATCAGGATTGTATGACCAAAAAGATGTCCATCCTTGGCTATTAGGGTCATATGTTACTGTTATCTCTGCCATATTACAAAGATACTAATTATGGGCAAGTATATATGTCGCAAACTTTACCAGTCTCACAAACTTTAATAACGTCATTTGTTCCGTACACTACATACCACTTACAGCCACCGAAGAACGGCTCTGCACTCGCTTGGTTAGTGTACGTTCTGATTATATAGTCTCCAACTACAGGCGTATCTCCAGCACCATTCTGATAAAGAACTGAATACAATGGAGACACTATAGCACAAGCCTCAGTATTTGTGTTTCCGAAGTTCTCAACGTCAATCAAGAACGGCTTAAAGTTATTTTTAGACACTATAGATATAGTTATTGTTTCTGTAACAGATGTACCAAAACAGTTTGTAGCCTCAACATCAAAAGAGAAGTCGCACTCGTCGTTTATACTTCCAGACAGAGTTCCTGTATTTATATCGAAAGACAGGCCTTTAGGAAGGATGAACGATTGACATACTCCATTTAAAGTAGCCGATCCATCTCCACCAACTACAGTAGGAGCAGCAGCAGAGCAAACTAGAACTGTCTCTCCAATACTTACCGTTACATCTTTAACTACTGAGCTACAGTCTGTATAATTAAATATAGTTCCAGTTGTACCTCCATCTAAAGTGTACTCCTCACAAGTGTTAATTATTGCCCAAGATGTAGGATTGTTTGTAGCTTCAAGTCTCACATTTACAATCTGCCCCAATGTGAATACATAAGCTGCAGGAGTAATAACAGGGTCTGCTATCTCAGCACAATTACAAGTTCCAACATTCGTAACAACTCCATTGCTGTCTATCAGTATATAGTCTCCTGTAGCCGCTGCAACAGTATTGTATTGGTGGTAGGCATTTCCTCCGTCATAAAGCGTAACGCCTCCAGAGTCCACGTAAATCCTATCTCCTATAGTTGGAAGTGCAGCAGCCCCATCGTGTCTGTACTTTGTGGATGGAACTTGGGCACAAACGGTGGTCAGATCCCCGTTTGCTGGATCTAAAAAGAAATCAGTAAGAGCAGGGTCAACCCTTGTAATTGTAAAGTTAGTGTTGGCAAGTGGTGCTGATATTGCGACAATTGCATTTTGTAATGTTGTAAACTTATTAAATCTTATAGAGCCAGTTCCATTATTTACAAGTCCATTATATGGAAACGACAAGTTTATATCAGCTGGATCAATGCCAAGAGATATTAAAGCATTGTAATTTCCAAGTGTATTAAGACCAATGTATCCAGTATCTTGAATAAGGTAGTTGTTCCAATAAAGCTGATATCTTACAGGCTCGCTTGTTGTAACATAGTCAATACCAGCAATACCTCTATTCGTTCCATAGTCAACATCAACTATCCTATCTGTAAATGAACCAGTATATGTTATAGTCCCTAAGTCTAAATTGTCAGTATAGTCAAATACCAAATATAAATACTCGCTATCATTTGGATTACTAAATACAAACGTACCCTCATACTGAGCCAACATCATGTTATAAGTTACCGGAACGCTAGTGGCTAAAGATATTATAGTGTCCCTATCATTTGGTCCATAGGCAATGTCAGATACTAAATAGTATATAACATTATTGAAGTCAGGCGAGAACATCTTGGACTCTATCTTTGATGTCGGATCTACATATCCAGTGATAACAGTCACAGTATCGCCATCTGCAGGCATGTAGTCCACACCGCCAATACCTGTATTTGTATTGAACAATGCTATACCATTTGTAGGTATCTCTACATTGTTAAAGGTGTAGTTTGAGCTACCTGTAAATGAATATTTCTGATTGGATATCATTATTTAATTTTTTGTTACTGGTCTTGTATCGCTATTTGATACTACAAATATAACAGGTCTTCCTTTTGCTCCCCTACCTTGTGTTAAAGTAAATGTTTGAGTAAGCCCATTACAATAATCAACATCAAACTCTATGGTTCTATTGTAAGAGAAAGGATTGCTTGCAAATGTAGCGTATATATCTTGTGAGCCTGTTCCACTAGCAGGAAAATTCGACACCCATCCTGTTCCATATCCTGTATTCACTAACGTTATTGTCCACGCGACATCTGTTGTGATTGTGAACAAGAAATGCGTAAGCGGTCCATTTCTAGGTATGGTCCTATTGTTAGGAGCTATTATAAGAACGCAAGGCACAGAACTTTGGTCATTTGACGCAAGAACATACATATTGTTATGCGGATCGTATGCACCTAACTTTTGTGTGCTAGAATTGTCCTTCATTAAATCTCTAAAGTAGTCAGTCATACCTAAAGAAGATATCTCTAATATCTGCTGACCAACCATCTGTAGAACAACACCTCTCCTCTGATCTGTAAAGAATACGTCCTCTCCGTATTTAGCAAATGACTCCGGATGTCTACTTATGCCCCATTCGCCATTCATTGGTATCTGATTTCCAAGCACCTCTGGTATAGAGACTACCTGTCCTCCTCCAACTGAATCAAACAATATATTCTTTCCATAAAGAACTTGACTAACCTTATTCTCTTGGAAGACATAAAGATTTGTATCTGTAGCATACAACTTTTGTATAGATCCGAAATCTCTTTCTAAATACTTGAAGTTAGCTAACGATAAGTTGAACTCATTCAACCTGTTTAAAGATGAGTTATCTCTGTATACACCACTATAGCATATAGCAGCTTCATTTCTGACTTGCTTATAGTCCTCTATAGGAACTTGAACTCTTGGACTTAAATCCTTTCTGGTCTCATTAAAGTCATCATATATCCTGTCAGACTCAAGACCATTCCCCCAACACCAAGCATTAAACTCACTGTTTGCAACGGACGGCTTGTTTATTTGTATGACTGCGTCTTGTCCTGCAACTTGGTCAAACTCAAAAGCACCAGCAACAGTTACTGTGCCTGGAGTTACAGGACCAGCGCCAGGAAAAGCGGCATCTATGACAATAGAGTAGGCATCCTCAATATCGGTAACTGTAAACGTACCATTAATTCCAGGTATTGTTGTATTTACATCTACAGAGTCTCCAACATTAAAGTAGTGAGGTATAGCTTTGTCAAATTGTCTTAATCTAGTATTTCCTGAGTAAAACTCATAGTCGCTATATCTCCAAAGAACTTTATGGTATCCGTTTTCAATAGGATACGTTTGGAATGTCTCGTGATAAATATCTGCCTCTTCTTCTACAGGGACAGTCTCGCAAATATTTAGATTTTCCTGTTGAGTTATCTTGAAGTTTACAACTAATTTGTTCTGCTTATTCAAATCGCTCCCTTCTCCATTATATAATCCAGCTGCAAATGAACCATCATTTCCTGGATTATTAGGCACAGAAGAAAAAATAATCATCCTAACAGGATATTCAGATGCACTTAAATTATCTCCTTCTACTTGTATAGAGTTAGATTCGAATGTAGTGTTATTACCAGGGTATAACCCCCAATTTTTTCCTCTTCTAAATCTAACTCTAGATCCTTTTATTGGATTTCCGTAAACATCTGTATACTGAAACAAATCTCTTGCTCCAGACTCATACCACCACTCTTCTATATTTGCATATTCTTGAGGCGATGGAGGAAATTCAATTAACGGTTGAGAAGAACCACCAGGATTGTATGTATCCTCTACTACTTGTATTTGTATCAATGCACCAGTAAGAATATTTCTATCTGTTTCTGGAGTAGTTTCCGACCAACTTGTACCTGGTATTATAGCAGCGCAATCCCCCGTTCCAATGTTGTTTCCATTATCATTTGAATCTGAAAACTCTCCACTACAGTCTCCACTTCTACAATTAAAAATCCATCTATCACCAATATTATAAGTATCTTGATTGAATATAACATCAAAATATCCAAATGCTATAGATGTAGGAGAGCCGACAGATATAGATTGAGAACTTTGTATTAATACGTTGTTATTCTCTTGAGTATATATATTTATCGAGTTCTTAAATACAGAGTATGTATTTGGACTGTCTATCTGTATAGTTATTCTTGTATCTTCATAATCTGGATTTGTATACCAAGCATAACTTTGTCCAGTTGTATTTGGCAAAGATATTCCACTAGAATCTCCAGAGCCATAAAATATAGGTCTTTCAACCCATCTTGGTCCAAAAACTCCGGATGTACTAGGAGTGCCAGAGCTATCAATTATGTTTACAGGAGATTTATTACTAGCCCCTGACACAACACCACCACCAACACCTTGAGAACTATATATCTCCACTCCAGCTCCAGACAATTCTTGCGGATTGTCTACTTTAATTTTAAAATACAATCCTGCTATCGCTCCAGAAATAAATCCAGATGCCTTTTGCTCTATCTCAAGTATCTTGTACTTCTTATTTGAAAAGGTAGGACCAGCAGATGTAGATTTAAAAATAACATACTCCCCCACTCTTATCTTATTTAGGTCAGATTCGTTTATCAGAAAGTATTTAAACAAACCATTAGAATAAGATATAATAGGAAATACATTATAGTATGACTTCTTGGATTGCTTTACATATACACGATAATGTGTAGCCCAGCAAGGTGGCTCATTCTTTATAGTGAGTTGTATAGAGTTGGCTGATGCAGAATTATCGGCAGGTATATAGACCGAATTGTATTCAGGATTGCTAGTATTAAGTACGGTAGTCATCCTTCCATACTTGTCAAGATACACTAATCCTACCTCATAATCTCTATCAGATCTCCAAGTAGGTTGTGGGTCAATCTCTGATGCCTCGCTCTCACGTATACCTAAAGTATAGTCTATCAATATCTCTTCATTGTCGCAATCAACAATGTTTCTAAACTGAAGATAGTTGCCGTAAGCCAATCTGTTTCCAACAAGATCCTGAGACTTGGCCAGTAATGGCACATTGTCGTAAAGTCTTGTCAGCTGATCTGTAGGAAGAGCTGCATATATTTTGTTGTTGTTGAACGTAACTGTATATGAGCTGTCATTAGCTAACTGCAACTTACTCTTTGAGTAAGAGTCAATGATACTTACGTTTATATTTCTAGTGTCTCGAACAAGAAGTTGTACCTCCTTTACAAACTGATTTCCAGTCTCAAAAGTTATGTATACAGAATTAAACTTGTTAGTCATTGACTTGTTGTTTCCAACACCATAGTCGTACTCATACTCGCTTGGCCTAAAAGCTACAGCAGAGAATGGAGACATTGAACTATACTGATCGTCAACGTATTTATATCTGTATGAGAAGTACAAGAACTTCTCTGACATATTGTTAGAGTCATTTATAGTTTCATCTATATACGTATCTATAGACGGAGCATAAAGAGGCGGCTCAATAATAACGCTTATATCATCATCAATTCTAGCGTCATCAATATCATACGACTTAGCTCTAGATATGTTTATTCTTCTTGGTGGATTATAGTCGTCTGTCCAATAAAGATAGTTCTGACCATCTGGGCCATTGATATAATTTACTCCAGTTATGGCATACTCTTTTCTAAGGTTCAACTTAGACTCTGTAGTCGGAGTCGCCTTGTTTGACTGAAGCACTCTTGCATTAGCTCCTGTTTCTTCGTCATACTCATATATACCATCAAAGGTATCGCATGCAACAAACCAATATATCTTATTTAATGCTTCATATTCAACAGCTCCTATTGTTCTTGCTGTAGACGCGTCTTCACCAGATATAGTATCAAGGTCGGATACAAGAGTGTTGCCTAGTTTGTTCTTTGCAGCACCAGAATCTTGACCTTGTGTAGGCTCAACATCTATATTTAGCGCATCGACATATTGTCCGTCAGGTATCAACCTCTCATCTAGGTCCTTATTCATGGACCCCTTTAAGAAACTGTTTTTGATTTCTGCCATTATTTAATTATTTTTCCTTGTCCTCTCAATGCCATGATAAGCCTTGATGGATGAATGTTGGAAAGTCTTATTTTAGCGTTTCTCAATTCTTTTGCCTTCTCGTCTTTAGCCCTTCTAATCATATACTCTTGTATACCAAATTTATTGCTAAATATAGCCCACTTAACATATGCATATATAAAAGCCTCTGCAAATTTATGAACAGAAACATTTTCGTCATTTCCGTTCTCTAGTCCGTCAGATATGTACTCAATAACAATAAGATGGTTTCTAGCACCAGAGCTGAAGTCAATTACACCGGCTTCTTTGTTTACAGTAAATGTTGGATTCTGATTGGCTGTCTCTGGATCTAATCCATATCGGCCACCTACTTGATATCCGAAGTACCAATTGCTGTCCCAGCACCATCCCCAGCACCCGTCATAATCGCCAGGTCCAAAGTATTGTTGCATCTCGCCCGTCTTAATGTCAAGCACAGATGTACCAGTAATTATATTGCCTTCGTTGTCAAACAATATATTATTATTGTTATCTTGCAAATAAGCAACAGCAGACTGTGTCTGCCTGTTCTCATGCATTGGATAAAGAATACCATCTACGTTTATAGATATCCTTACATAATTAACATAGTCTGGAGGCATAACTAACTTTAGGCTATCACCTAAATTTATCTCAACCTTTTTAAAAGAACGTAACGCATCATAATGAAGCTCTTGTATTCCTCTCTTTGCATGGAACATAACCTCATAACGCTTAACGTTATTAATAGCTTTGTCATCCCCGACATTAATCAACATGAAATTGTTTATAACGTCAGACAAAGACACATATTGATACGATCCCCAATTCTCATTTGTTGGCGAAACGTTATTGTTGTTGTAATATTGAGAGTCGCTTATGTAAGCCATCTGTTAGTTTTTTTGTTGTATATCCATTACTTCTTCTGAGTTCATCAACTGAACGACATCTGCCTCACGAATAGATACACCAGAATAAGCACATATCTTTACCACAAGTCTTGGTCCGTCACTCAATGGAAGCTCAAAGTCTTGATAGTCAGAAGCAGACTGATTAAAGATAGGCTGTCCTCCAGACAAAGATGTATATGTCCATTTAGGATCAAAAGGATGCCTTACATATAACATGCTGACGTTTGACGTTATGCTTGTAGGTCTAACATCAATTCCAGCTGTTCCACTGTCGTTATATTTATACAATGCGTAAACTGGGTATGCAGTCGTTGGTGCAGTCAGATTAGAAGAAAGTAAGTTTAGTATCTTTTGCTGAGATACCTTCTCTATTTCTTTAGAACCATTGTACGTTAGTCTTAACACTCTATATGGCTTTGGCTCATTAGGATTTAACGGATCATCTCCTGGCATATAAAACCTGTCTGACGTTCCATTGTAAACCAATGTCGTCTCCTCTAAAAATCTATCCAACACCTCAGATAATCTTCCGGTTATATCTGAATACCCAGAGTTATGTAGCCTTGCATTTGTCTTATTCAAGTTGTTTGAATAGTCATAGAAATACTGCTCGAACAATTCCATCTGAGACTGCCTTGCAAACTGATTGAACTCCTCTGGAGTTATGTATCCACGATTGTCTTTGCTTAATATAGACAGGACGGTATTTCTGATTTGATTAATCATAATGCAAAGATAATAAAAAAGGGTCAACAATTGCTGACCCCTTTAAGCTCAATAGATAAAACTATTATGCAACTGCGATACCAGATACTGCGTATGGCAAGTTTGTCACTTCATAAGCAACAGAATACCAAGGAGTCTGCAATGCAGCAACTACTGCATCTTGGATAGCATCACGCATAGTCTCGTCTCCTGCACCTGCAGTAGCGTGTGTAATTGTTACAACATCAGTTGATGTACTTCCACCTTTGTAAGCAATAGTAACTGTTCCTGTTGTTGCTTGCTCAATAAGAACGATTCCAGTAGCAGAAACAAGTTGATACTGCTCACCAGTTACAGGGATTTTTAAAAACTTCTCCATGTCTTTTTGTTTTTTTTGGTTAATAAAGTGCAAATATAGCAATTATTATGCTTCGTATTCTCTGACAAGATACATATAGAACTCTTGCCCTTCCTCTGATTTCAACCAAGCAGAAAATGCTGCTTCGGGTGTCTCATTCAAAGGAACTGAAAAAGCACGCTTTCTATTATCTTTCAAGTTGTAATGAACATCACGGCCATGATTTCTAGTAGCCACATATCCGTCTTTAAATGCTCTGAATGCGATGTCATCTACTGCCATCTCTGGATCATCAAGTGAATCCAAGAAATCTTCAGGATATTCCTCAGCTATCTTCATTACTTCCCATTTCATTTCATTAATTGACATATTTCCTGGATTTCCTCCAGTGAAAACTCTTATTACAGATGCCATCTTATCTGGAGTCAATGAACGAGCTGCAATTTTAGCATCAAGCACTAACTCTTCGTTTTTAAGTCTTTCTTCTGCATCTTTAGCTGGATCCCATTCGTAAAAAATATCTCCATTTCCAGGATGCAATTTTAAGAATTCATATAATACAGGATTTGTATCATCAACTCTAAGTATACCATCTTCAAATACTATAGCCTCTAGTATAGCATTTTCATCTTGTTCGTCTTGAAATGGTGATTGTTGATTGCTTGCATATCGCAAGCTTCTGTTTTTCTTTTTTGACTCGTCAAAGTAAAGGAGTCTTTTTGTTGGAGTATCTCTTGATTGAAGAATAAAAGATACTGGTGATTTGTTGCTTTTCAGCAAAAACGTTTTTGTTGCCATTTTTATTTGAATTTAAATTAAAAATAAGGAGGAGGCTGAAGCCCCCTCCGATTATTTACTTGTGATTATTTGAAGATCACGAAGTTGTTTGCACCAAGTGTACACAAAGCACGCTCAGAAAGGAAGTGTACTTCCATAGCATCCAAGTCGCTAGTTTGTGCTCCACCAGCTGAACCAGTAATCCAAGTTTTGTACTTACGATTCTCGTTAGCAGTCTCACGGTAACGAACGTGCAAGAACGGGCGTGTAGTGTTTTTACCAAGAACTTGGTCGTACACGTTAGTAGATCCTGCAGGAACCAATACACCATTTACGGCACCTCCAACAAGACCACCACGAAGTGTAGCATCGTTAAGGTATTTCCAGTCAGACTTGTAGAAGTCATAACCACCACGACGGAAACCTGTAAATCCAAGATTAAGAGCCATTTGCTGGTCGTTGTCGAACAATCCGTAAGAAGTACCACCTACTCCGTAGCTGTTTTGAGCAGCCAACATATCGTCAATGTTCAAAGCAAATGTACGGTTAGCGAAGATAGTGTTCTCAGCTATAGCACCTTGCTTGTCAAGACGATTAAGGATAGTATCGAAATCAGAAAGTGTAGAAGGAACACCACCTGACCATACGTTACCACGAGCTTCAATAGCCGCGAACATACCCTCAGATCCTTTGTTTCCAACATCAGTTGTTGAAATAGCAATAGCACCAGAACCAACTTCAGCTTCAACGTGCTCAACCATCATCATTTCAAGGTAATCCTCGAAACGTAGACGAGTTTCGTGCTTAGACTTCAAATACCAAAGGTATCCTGTACCATTGTCACCTTCAACTTCAATCCAGCCGATTTGAGCCATATCAGAACCAGAGATAGCAAATTTATCTTTGATAATGATTGGAGATACTTCGAAGATTTCAGTTTCTGCTTCCAATGATCCCTGCATTCCGTTAGCTCCTTTTTTGAATTCAGAACCATAAACGAATGCAGTAACTACTGCTGCTGCAGCAAATGTTTGACCACCAGCAGCATAATAAGCAACAGTGAATGTAGATGGAGTTACTGCTCCAACAGCTGCTGTTGTAGCTGTAATGATGGCTTTATTTGAGCTGCTAGATGCGTTTGCAGATAGGAACACAACTTGTCCTACTCTGAAATTACAATTCAAATAATTACCAGCTCCATCTGTATCATTGATAGTCAATACAGCTGTATCAGCATTTAAAGCAGCAGCAGATGTAACATTGATATATTTAGTGTGAAGACGACCTTCTTCTGACCACTTAATCAAGTCAGAGTTAGAAGGAATCTCAGCACTCATATTACGAAGGAAAGCTCCGATAGAACGATCTCCATAACGACCGAATTCTTTCTCCATAGTATCAGGAAGATACTGATTTAAGAAATCGAAATTAGTAAGGTAGTTGCTCTGCAACGTAGCCTTTTTTGAACTTGGTTGTAAGTCGTACGTAGGACTTACTGCTAATGAACCTGCCATTTTGTTTTGTTTTTAGTTGTTTTTACTTTTTACCTCTTATTTTATAATCTGGTGCTTCAGATTCTAAAGCCCTAACTGAGAACCCTTGCTTTGGCGTTATCGTCGTAGCAGGTCTTCCCATGTCAATGTTTTTAGATTCTTCTGCAATGCTTCCTACTCCATCAGATTTACCTTTGTCATAAAAGAACTTGGCAAATTTTTCAGGATTGGATGCGATAGCAATAGCCCTATGAAATGCAGCTGCGTCTTTAAGATATCCGTCTTCATTTAGAAATCCTTTTACGAATTTCGCCATATCTGACTGCTCTTTAAGAGTACTGATATCTGTTGGTTTATACACAACCTTACTGTCATCTAAATTGAATTCGAAACCTTCGAACTTTTCAGAAAACAACTCGTTTGTCTTAGCAACAAAATAATCAGACTTTTTACGCGTCTCCTCTTCAGCCTGGACTGACTGCTGTTTGTATTGCTTAAAGTGCTCGTATTCTTCATCTACAATCGGTGCAGAGTTTCTGCTTGACTCAAGCGGAACTCTATATTGCTCCTTTTGCTTATCAAAGAAATCACTCGCTCTTTTAAGTTCTTGTTTTAATGCTAACTTCTTAGACTTAATAGTCTTTTCGTCATCATAATCCTCATCGTAAGAAAGCTCGTCTATTTTCCAAGCTATATCTTCTTTATCGAATTCAGGATTAGTAACTGAATAGTATTCAGCAAGCAAAGACTTTTCATCCATGCTACCGTAATCTCTATTCAATTTAACGAAGTCCTCAATGCCTCTGCCTGTCTCCCTCTTGAATCTCAAGAATGCGGCAGCGTCTTCCGGCAAATCATCGTTAGCCTCTCTTTGCGCGAACAGATCATCAATAGAGTTAATCTCTTTGTTGTATCTGTTTCTAATATGTGAAAGAACGTCTTCGTCTTTTATTTCGTAAGTGACAGGTACTGCCTGTTCACTTGTTTCATCTTTTACTACCGTTTCCTCTGTAACCTCTTTAGGCTCATCTGTAGAAACTTCTCCCGTTGGCTCTCCAGTTAGTTCTTTCTCGTGTCGTTCAACTAACTCTTGCTCCATTTCAACTGCAGACTTCTCTTCAAAATCAACAGCTCTTACTTTAAACTCACTCATTATATTTAATTTAAATTGTTACAAAATTAACTAAAAAAACGATATCACATTTTTTTAGGGTTTTTAGGCACTGGCGCTTTAGTCGCCATCCTGCTTTTTGGTATCTTACCTATTGGTAGTTTTTTTGGCTTTGGAGCCTTTGGTGTCTTTATGCTTTTCATATGGATTGTCTTTATGCCATTTTTTTGTTGCCTTAATTCCTTCTGATACAGTCTTTGATTTAGCTTTTTTAGTTAGGTTTATTTTGTCGTATTTCCCATTATGTATATTGGTATGTTCTACGACAACATCCCCTTTCTTGTTCTTCTTAACCAAATGCTTAACGCCTTGTATAGATACAGTCTTCATGATCCTTTAACCCATTTTTTACTTGGTGATGCAGTTTTACTTGGGCTCCATTTAACCTTATCGGCCCAGTATGCAGCTGATAATTTTCCCTTAGATATATTCTTTGCGTGTCTAGACTTAAATGCTTCACGCTGTCCTGCAGTCTGATTTGTCTTTACTCCCTGCTGCCCGAAACGTATTGTCTTTATAACATCACCTACCTTAGCTACAACAATGTGAGACTTTTTTGGATGGCTCGGAGTTCTCTTTGGCTGATTGTAGCCACTTACTCCAGCTCTTGCTAGTCTTGAATCTTTACTTGCTGCCATTATCTATGTCTTTTAGTTTTTGCCTTTATCTCTTTTGGTTGAGATACAAACTGCTTTCCCTCTTTGTTTCCTTTCGCCTTAGCTTTATTTGTAGCCTCTTTCTCTTTATCCGTCAAAGAAGACCATGCTGACTTAGGCAAATATCTCTTCTTACCTGCTGACTTCACCTCTTTGGACTTTCCTTTCTTCAAGTTTGAATATGTACCTGAAGTCATCCATTCTTGCTCAGTCCAATTCTTTAAACTTTTTTGAGATTTAGATAAACTTTTCATTTGTAACCACCCCCTTTTGCTTTATATTCTTTAGCTAACAATTGTGCTTTTCTAGCCGACCATTCTCCTGGATCTCCACCTTTTGTGCCAGCTTTTATCTTTTCAAACAAGGACTTTCTCATGCCTGGCTTAGTATAATTTCCAGCTTGATTCACCTTTGATTTTGCTTTTTGTTTCATTTTAATCATTGCTATAAAACATTATATAAGAATCCTCTGTACTCCACTTCTCATAACCTTCACAGTTAAAGTACGTATCATTCACCAAGTAGTCTGGCTTCTCAGGGAATGCCTTAGTGACAAACGAAGGTTCAGACCATTTTATCCTATTGTTAGGCTGAAGAGCAATCTGTCCATTGTCAAGCAATATTATATGATGCGATTTATGCTCTAATGGATCCTCAGCTAACGATATATCTGTATTTATGTCGTTAGAGCCCCAATTTATTGTAGCATAATAAGACCCACTATACCATTTTTTATCCTTCATAAACACCTCAACTTTTGTATCATAAACATACGATAGTTGAGTAATTGTAAAATTATACGAAAAGCAATTCCATATCTGAAGAAAATGAAACGGAAGGTCTGGACTAGGAAGTTTGTCTTCTATAAGTAAAGCATGAGATGGTAACTTGTCTCTCATCACCCCATTGTTAAGCAATACTTGAAATAAAGCCGCTTGACCTGGCAAACATCTTACAGAAACTATAGTGCCTTCCGTAAATTCTCCAAGTCCTTTTTTAAATTGATACATGTATTCGTTACGAACAAATACTTTTAATGGAAAGAAATTGTGCTCTATATAAGCCATTACTTAGGTCCAAATGATTCTAAATCAAATCCGTCTAACGAGTCCTCTGTACTCTCGAAACTCTTTGCAGGAAGTTGTTTCTGACGTTGCTCTATAAGCTCTGACTGACGAGTTGCCTGTAAGTCCACTCGTTTATCTTTAGCCTTCTCCCTCTCATCCTCTCTTCTTTGCAGACTGTCTGCATCAATTCCTTTGAGTTGCATATTGTATTGGAACTCAATATCCATCAACTGTCTTTTCAATTCAGCCTCAAGTTTCATCTTCTCCATCTCAGCCGCAATCTCAGCTTGCTTAACTTGAGATTTAACCTGAGCCTCCATTTGAACTTTCTGCATGGATGACTCTGCTGCTGCTTGTTGAGACATTGCATTATTGTTGGCCTGAACCTGCATCACTTGATCCTCACGTTGTTGTTGTGCTGCAAGTTTACGCTTACGCTTGACCTTCAACAATTCGTTAGCGACTTTTATGTTCTTCACGTTACGAATATCTATAGCGTCCTCTAGGTCTATTGCGTCTCTTTGAAGGGCTATCTGAATATTTCTCTCAAGCATTTCCTTCTCGTCTTCATCTGGATCTATCTCTATAAATATACCAAAGTCGTGTAGGTACAAGTCTTTTACATCTTTGAGTATCGCCATATTGTATTTTCCTATCTGCATAGCGAACTGCTCTTTGTATGGAGAATACTCAAGTATATCTGACAATCGAACAGCAATACACTCAGCTAATCTCTTAACCATAGCTAGACCAGCTTCAAGTACGTGTCTTGTTGCTGTATTGCTATTAAGTGCAGCCATCTTCTGAAGACCTACCAAAGCATCGGGGCTTGGCATAGACCCATCTCTAGCCTCGTTAAGACCCGTCACATCACGTATCATATTGAGATAGTGATTATAACTGCCTATTAGAGCCATAATCTTAGACTGTCCTGAATTAGTTGATAGCTCTTGAATAGGAACACGAGCATTGTTAAACTCACCCTCTCCAGTATATGAACGCCCAATAACAGATCCCGTTTGGAAATATAATCTCAATGCATCCTCTGGGTTGTATGCAGCTCCAGTACCAAGGTCTACCTCATTAATTCCATCAGCATCAATAAATACACCATCTGGCACAATACGTGACTGTACTTGCTGTAGCTTTAAATGTATAAGCTGAATCTGATCCGCAAAAGGAATCATTCTTTTTACAAGTGAGTCTATCTGACCTTTGTACATTCTTGGAGCAAACAGCACATAGTTTGGAAGAGCCTTATTGGTAGCTGACTTAGGTCGAACCATATTCTTACTCATCTCCCATTTAAGCAAGATGTTGCTACCTGCAACAAGAACGCCTTCGTACCATACCTCCTTAGAGATATCTACTCTATCAAAGTACTCACTGTCTTCAGGGTTGAAAGTCTCATCCTTACGAATGACTCTCTCTCCACCATTATCTAATTTCTTTTTCTTATAAACAAACTTCTTGTCTGTTTTATAATTGAAGTATATGAGTGTGACTAACTCATTAGAGAACAAGTCATCTTGGTATTTATATATTACAGGGAATGCACTATACCACGCAGAACCTTGGTCTTTAATCTCCTGAAGCTCTTCGTTAGTAATCTCTGGCTTTATCTTTCTAATTTCAGTATAATGAACCTGTTTCACCTCTCCAAAATAGTAACAGTCAGAGAAGTCAGGTTTTTCAGTATAACTCCATATCATATTGGCAGGGTCAACGTACTCTACGCTAACTCCCTTTCCTTTAACAAACTCATGCTTGACAGCGCCAACACCTATCTCAGTCTGATCTCTATCCACCATCTTTTTGACAGTTGGAAAGTCATTCACGTTAAGTATAGTGTCAATAGCAATCTCTTCCGCTATCTCAATAGATGGCTTGTACTTTAGATTCATATATAGACCAAGCTCCTCATCATTCTCAGGAAGCTCTGATGGGTCTACATTGAATGCATTTATACCTAACTCATTCTTGGCCTTCATAAGCAATGGCTTGGCAATCATATCTGCCTCGACCATGTCTTGGAATAAGTTCTTCTTTTCTGCTGATATAACGTCCTGTGCTTCGGCCTTTATTTTGTAAAGCCTGTCAGACATTCCGTTCACTACGATATCTACAAACTTAGGTATGATTGGAACAATCTCCCAGTTTAGGTTCATGTAGGATAAGTCGCCATCTATAGATAGCTCGTTCTTATACTTTGCTATTGGCTGTTGACCTCTAGCATACAATCTTAATCTATGGAAATGACCGAATTGATCGTAATATCTACAGCTTCCCCCTTTTCTTTTGAACCACTCTGATTCCAGAGCCTTTCCTACTCTTAGACCATATTCTTGCGTTGCTTTTTCAGCATCAGACGCTAATTGATCTGGAAATGCATTGTTCCCAATTATAATACTTGGTTTGTCCATCTATTGAATTATCTGACTACTAGAACCTCTATTGTCGTATCTCGCAAAGTTAAGCATAATTTTCGATTTCTTCGGCTCCGTCTTAAACATATGTTTACGAGTAGCCATTATTGCAAGACCTGAACTGATAGAGGCATCAAACTTAGTTCTGTTATTAATATCATATCTTGCCCAGTCTTCAAGAGTTCTTATGAAATACATATCTCCTATAAGGTCTGGATCCCTGTACGTACCTTCTGTATCAAATCCTACGTACTGCTCTATGTACGACTCAATACAAGCAGCATGTGTTTGCTTTATATCCTCAGATGTGTTTGGAATACCACCTATCTCAAGCTCGGTCTTACTTAGTTGAGCGACATTCTTGTCTGGTCTATTCATGGCATACCCCCTATATCCTCTGTTCTTAAAATGATATAGCATCCTTGCCTTATTGTTCTCAGCAAGCACAGGCATACCATAGAACACACAAGCCATCAATACCTCCTCAAAGAATATGTCTGCCGTTTGTGGACGCGCTACATACTCAAGGAAGAACATATTTGACGGAACATCAGGATCAAGAGCCGTTCCAGTCAGTCCGTGAAGGGCTCCATTGGATCCACCTCCACCAACAACTCCAGATATATCATATGGGTCACATCCAAAAGCACCTAACTCCTCATTTCCTGGATGTCGTTTTCCGTTCTTCATTATGAAGTTGTTCTGTAGCCTTTCAGGCGGTATCCATGACACAAGAAACCTACCTCTAGGATCTGGAGTCCAAACAACTTTAGTGTCTTTCTCTCCATTCTTCCAATGGAATGAACCTCTAGTAAGTACTCTGTCTCTAATCAAAGAGTCATTATAGTCTATCTGCTGGTATATCTTTGTCAGGTTAAATAAAGACTGCTTTGACTCATCCCTGAAGGCATGTGATTCAGTTCGTGGATACTGACGGTAAAACTCATTAAGTGCATCTGCATCATTCTTCAATGCATCCACTTCGTTCTGCCAATATGTAACAGCTCCTACACGTATCTCTCTTCCATCTATTCCCATTACTGGCTTTTCTGGATCGTTTATAACAGCATGTCCGTATTCATCTATGAATCCTTCCATATTGTATTCCATAGGTATGAACAAAGAATACAACCCACTTTTAGTCTGGCCGTTAGCGTTTCTTTTATGTGGATCAGAATCAGAGTATAGATCTTTGAAGTTCTGACCACCTTTCGCTAGTGCGTTAACAGTGGATCCCATCATACACTTACCCACTATCCTGCTACCAAGACGGAGACATGTTTTTGTTACACGCCAATTATTTAATATGTTATTCGGTGCAAGCCATTTTCCACTATTTAAACTTACAGTAAAATCATTTAATATTAATTTTCTTTCATCATCATTTACACCGTCAACTTGTATTCCTACATAATCTCCTTTTCCTAAATACTCAACATCTACTCCACATCTTCTATTTGAATATGATTCAGAATAATTATGAAATGATTTTCTATCTATAATTGAAGGTATTATGCTTAAGTTTCCAGATATACTAATGTTATATGATTTAGTATTAAAATTTGTATTCTTCTCTTTTACATTACTGCAAGATAGACCACATGACATAGCTATAATTCTAATATCTTCTATTATTTTTTTATCTTTCATTCCAAATGTTATGCAGTTTTTATTTTGGTCTGAATAACCATCTGAATCTAAAAGTCCAGCTAATAGTTGAAGCCTAGTATCTATTGAAGATGTCTTATAAAAATCAGGTATATGTTTATTATTTCTTACTCCAATTTTATTTAATTCATTATTTATTCCTTTAAATTTAAAATACACAGCAGATTCACTAGTGCTTTTTTTAATTTCAAATGGTATATTAAATATTTGAGACATGTTGCCTAAATAAACAAGCAGCTCTGGATCTTTTTCTTTATTTACTATTATTGTAAATTCGTTTTTCCTACCATCACCAAGCCATAATCCAAGAAGATATGGATGTATAGTTATCATATCTGAATCTTCAGATTGAATAGGTTTTGATTTTACTGAAAATGTATGTTGTTTTTTATATTTAGATAAAGAAATATACTCTTCTGGAGTCATTATTTTCTCTACTTTTTTCTTTGATTTATTTCTTCCGTTATATATATACTGCTCAAATACAAGTCTATGATTTTTACTTACTATATAATCTTCTCCCCATTTTTGCTTTACGGTATACATATCTGTATTACCTTCTGTTTTCTTAACTACAGTCCTTACTAGTCCTCCAGATATCATAACCTTGTCTCCAATGTTTATATCCTTTATTGGTTTGAATGTCCAATCACCCATCATTATCAAAGTATTTGGGTCATAACATTCATCATGAACTAAATTTAAAAGCTTTTGACCGTCATATGAGTTGTCTGCTGTATTAAGCCAATCTATTGTTGTATCAAGACCAACGATATCATCATCGTCAATATCCGACATGTTCTTTTTAGTAATCTTCTTGGCTGGAACCCTGAACGATAGCTCTGTCTTCGGGTTGTCCATACCGTCTTGTATTGGCTTAAAAAAGAATGGATAGTTTCTGACTATTGGAACAATCTTATTAATGAACATTTCCTTGGCGTCAGCACCTGTCTTTGACAATACACCAAGCTTTGCATCCTTAGATATGGTTCCTATATTAGCAGTCTCTGATGAAGACATAAATGAGAAACCAGAACGACGGTTTTTTAGGTAGCACATGCCAAACGCTCTGTCGTCCGCTTTACATGCTTCCCAAAAGATAAAGAATATCCTGTTGGACTCACGGAAGTCCGGAAGACCGACATCTATCTTGGACCATTGTAGATACATATAGTGACTACCCGTAATATAGGTAGGCACGCCTTTATTCATGAACCAATGTCCATTCTCTCTGTTCTCAAACTCTGACTGTATATAGTCAACCCATTTTACCTTGAATTCGTTAGACTTGGAATTCCACTCAAATATACTTTTGATTCTCGATAGCTCTTGCGGATATTCTTTAGGTTGCCATCTATTCTCTTCTTTTGGAATACCATTTTTTGGTACTCTTGGGAGACCTACCTTTAGGCCATTTATCTCATATACATCTCCAAGCGTTCCGTCCTTAGATATAACGACCATATCATACTTTTCGTCATACCCATACTTCCACTCCTTGCTATGCTTAACAGAGTTAGATATATAGTCAGGAAGAACACTATAAAGACTCATTTCTTTTTATCTTTTGCCATTGATTCAACAAAGCTAACTGGAATCTCAGCAGCTTTTGCTTCTACAGCTGACTTGTCATCAGCATTGCTTAACTGCTCAACTCTCTCAAGCATATACAGAGCATCGTCAAATGCAAGTCTTTTTGCAGCCGCAGCATTCTTCATCTTGTCAGCAGATAAAGCATCTTCAGGATTAGACGTAATAGGATCTCTAAGTACTCCTATCAATTCATCTATAGCCTTCATTGCAGCATTTAATATTTCTTGTCGCTTATTAGACATATATTTTGAGTTCTCATTCGATATAACAATCTGCCGTCAATCCTAAATTCATACTCAGTGTCAGGACTAAAAACTACTTGGTCGCCTTCTTGGACGTTTTCTTGGTCGCTATTCTTATATACCATAGTACCAAACAACGCCTCATTTATCTCTCCAGAAAGTATCTCTTTCTCTTTTGCCTTTATAGGCTCCACAAAACAATAAGGAGCTGGAGCACACCAATCGCCATTTGGCTTTCTATACAAGAATAACTCCTCAGTAGTTATCATGAATGTATTATCCCTCAAAAATGACCATGAGCTTTTCTCTCTGCCCTTCATGTCATAATAAAGCCTGAAAACATTGTGATGCACTATCACTACATCCCCAGGCTCTATAGGTCCATTGTAATATAATGGTGTTGCTAATACTACAGCTTGTCTATTTGTAGTTGTGTGATCTTCTTTTGACGCGGACAGAATAAGCTCATGCCCGTCAAATTCCTTTGTGTTGCTATATCTCTTATCGCCTATAGGCTCTATGATAAAGCAGTATGGTGATCTCATCAGAAATCTATTTTATACTCGATAGTAATAGGAACATTTCCATTCAATGACTTCCATCGCAATATCTCGTCCTCTCTACGGATATATATAACGACATGCATGTCTTCATATCGAATGGCCTCTATGACATAGCTCTTGTCGAGCACAGCCTGACCAACGACATAATGCATCGCATTCAACAAGTCATTTCCTATGGATATCTTTCGAATCATTTAAACATTCCATTCGTAGCGTCTATGGACACTTCGCCATATTTAGCTACCAATTCATCTTGAAGGTTCTGTAGATTTCGCTCTGTGGCATCTAAGATGTCTACACTTCTTTTATGGAACAATGCTGCATCCCCTACGCGACTTTTTGCTGTAACGTAAGATTCGTTTGCGCTTTTCAACTTATTGAATTCCTCTTCAGTAAGACCTTTTGATTTTTCTTTTGACATTGTATTTTATTTAATTAGTTGTCGCAAATATAGTAGATTTTTACGACAAAATAAAAAAGGAGGGAATAATCCCTCCAACCTAACCTACCTATGAAACTATTAATATACTCGTATTTCTATATATTGATCTGTCAAGAAACCGTCCACTGAAACGTTATTTGAATATACATTCAATGTAATAACATCAGAACTGTTTTTAGTAAATCCAAATCTTGTAGGTATTGAAGCTGGTCCTGCAGTACCTGTAAGCATTGTTACGTTACCCACGAAGCCATTAACTAGCGTAGCTGTATAAATACCTGTAGTTGATCGCGCCCAAACAAGAGTGCCAATAGTATTAGTTCCGACTATAGTTGGAACTGGTGCATTGGTACTTGTCTGATTCAAGAACGCTCGGTATACTTTGCACCCTGCAAGTTCAGCAATGTCACCTGCCTCTATATTTTTTGTTGCTCCACTGATGCCATCAGATGCTAAAATCTTATCGTTTATACGAACTGACTCTGGAGTATATGTATTAATGTTTGCCATAATGCAAAGATAGTTATTTATTCAAAAGGTGGAAACGGAGAAGGCTGAGTAACATCAAACTCAGTAGGTTCTCCTAAAACTGGTTTTAAACTGTCATCTGCCTTAATATACCAAAATACAGGAGTGTCTAAATCTGCTGTTTGATAGTTTACCCAATTCTGCGTCACATCATCAGGAGAAACAGGAATCCCATAGTAAGCATCACAAGTTTCTCTTGCATTTATAGCGTCTAGCTCAGTTGTATATTTATATCCTGTAACTTTCATTAGTAAATAGAATAGAATGTGTTAATATTTGACCTTATTCCAGTAGCATTAGAAGCCTGTTGAGAAGACCATAAGATGACTTCTTGCATCTTTCCCCTAAAGCATAATACATCACTACCAATATCTCTACCTCCAACACCATCAGTAGAATTCCCCATAGATATAGAAGAAGCAAATGCACTTAAATCTGTTAAGCTTCCATTGTCTCTTATTACATAAAGTCTTGATGATGTCATATTAAACCATCCTAAATGCCTATTCAAATCAGCTGTAAGTAGTGTTCCCACATTACTACCATCAAAACCACCAAGACCATAAATACCAGCACCAGCGGAACCATTATAAAACAATCCTACACCAGTACCACCAACAGCATAATTAACAGTAGTAGCAGTTGTAACTCTTGCTACTATTGCGGCAGCAGAATAAGAAACACCAGTGCTATATGCTAATGGTTTATAAGAATCGAAATTCACTGCTGGCTTAGAGCCATCTGTTTCTATAGTTCCTGCATTAACAATTCTAGGCTGTTCTATTGCAGTAGTTCTAGTTACATTTCTACCATTTCCGCTTTGGTCATACCAAGTTGTAATAAAAGCACTATTTGAACCTACAAATGTAGTGAGAGCAGATTCATCTAGAATATTTCCAGCTGTATATCCTATGTCTTGCTCTGCGTTATCATTACTTCTTCTTACACGAATTAAAGAGCCTGTATATGAAGAGCTCAATCTACGCAATGAATATGCAGCAGCAGAACCTGTATATGTGTCAAGAAGCCCTGTAAATGCAGGTACACTAGGCTGTACTAAGTATGGATTTATTATAAAGGCCATAGTTATATAGAGCTAAATCCTAATAATGTTACTTTTAAACCTGTAGCAGTTCCATTACCTATTTGGTCAATATCTATTGTTATTTCATCATCTGCATCAAGAGCAGAAGTTGTAATAGTAGCTGGAGTTGCTGCCGCCTTAGATGTTTTCTCATTATTATCAATAGTCAGCTTAGTCCCAAGAACAGAAACTCCATCCATATTAATGTCAACAGTAAAAATATTTCCTGAAGTCTGAGCAGTAGTAAGTGAAGCACGGACACCAACCAAAGTCATTGGCCTAGGAATTCTAAATGTAACCTTAGCAGTTCCTGTAGTTAATGCCGTTGTTTCATCAGAGCAAGCCACTTGTATATCTACAGGAAGACCTGTAATACCATTTGTACCACTTATAACTACTTGTGAAACATCTCCAGTATCTTCCGAGTGTAATACTATTTCATTTTCATACACCTCAATAAAAGAGCTTAAATTAACACTAGCGGCTGATAGTCTAACGATATCTGCATCAGATACTATTTGAGTTGTTACATTTCCGTCCGTGTTATCAATATTCAAATAATTACCATTGCAATCTACTACTCTTGACCCTGTAAGCGTTCCGTCAGTATTATAGATATTAGTATCGTTTGCAATAGCGTCAGCTACAATGTCGTCAATAGTATAAAACTCTTGATAGCTATTACTTAATGAAGATCTACTCAATGGTGTCTCTACGTCTGGGTTTACACCCATGAATTTCGTTCCCGATGGTATATTAGGCATAATATATTGTTTTGTGCAAAGATAAGAATTAATTACTTACCCTGTCTACTATAAGACTTAACGTAGTTCTTTGAGGTCTTTATCTTTGACGACTTGCTTTTAGCATGAACACCAGGTCTTTTAACACTCTTCTTAACTAACGCTTTTACTGAATCTAATTTCTTACTCATGGCCTAAATGTCTTTACATAATCCGCTAACCTATTCAACCATCCTTTCAAGAACTTGCTATTCTTAGTGCCTGGACGACCGATATACTCAAAGAACCTCTTTCTCTCTGCTACAAGCGCATCAAATAGAACTCTAGCGTCAAGACCATTTGCCGCAGCAATTGTCCTATTACCAAGTATGCCGTCTTTAACTACCGAAACACCGCAATTTATGATAGCTTGCTGCAAAGATTTTACAGCCTGAACCTTGCCACTGCCCCAAGCCATGCCTGTAACAAATATAGCAACATTTTGTGACGAAAACTCGTCTCCTCTGACAGCATTCCAATATAACGTCTTGAATACATTCCACCAGTCATCAGCGTCCATAGCATAAAATCTATCGTCACTATTCTTGCCATACATCTGCTTCCATACAGCATATGTAATACCTATGTTTGTATGCCATCCGGTAAGACCTTTATGTGGCGTTGGACATGGGAACTTACTAGCAGAGTCAGCCTTATCTCTTGATAGGCCACCCTCCCACTTGTATACAAACTTAACGTACTTCTCTATTAAACTCATAACTTACGGTAAAATTTAATTACTACATATATCACGGACAGAACAACAAGCAACCACAATAAGTTTCTTATAACTCTCGCTGGACTATTCTTTCGCTCTGTCTTCTGCTCTTGCTTTACTTGCTTCGTTTTTTGCTTTTGAGCCTCCTTAAGACGCTCGTTCTGCAATTTATATAGCCGTCTAATATGATCTAATGAATCTCTATATTTGAGTCTTTCTTGTCTTGACATCGGGACATATACTTTCTCCGTGACAAGGTAAGGTATGCTGTCAACAATAGTGTTAGTAATTGTATATGTATCCGTCTTAACGTCATATAGCGTGTCAGTTCTGTAGATATATTTGTATAGCGTATCTGGCGTTATAACAGCACCCTTTTCGATAGCCTTCTTGATATGCTTATCTGCCTTTTTTAAATGTCTTTCTGCAGAGCAAGAGGCCATAGCAAACATAATCCCTATGACAAAAGCAAGCCATAGGATGCCCACCATTATCATACGCTTAAAATCTATTTTATGATCTTCTTGCTCCATGCGTCAGTAATCTTTATACCAGTAGCCACAACAACAAGCGTCACCCAAACGTCAAACTGTAAGCCCCTTCTGCAGAAATCAAATATAGCCATGAATAATACTACAACCCACGCAGAGAACATAGTAAGTGACGTTCTAGACCACTTACCATTTCTAGTTAAAGTATCATGCAAAACGTCAGATATGAATGACGCTATTAAGCTGAACATTTAATCTTTAATTTTTCAGGAAGTATAGCATATGTCTGCTCGATATGCTTGTATTGTTTTTCACTCATTGGCGAAGAAGCTTGAGCCCTGTCCTCAAGACAGTCATACAATTTTTCTTCAACATTCGATAGACGGTTATTCATCCATACTAAAGCGAAAATCAGTAATACTGATATACCGTGTTTTTTTGCTGCCTCAATTACTGCTATTGGATCCATGACGCAAAAATAGTAATTTTTATTGACTTTGAGATACGTGGTTATGCTTACTCAAAAGGAGGAAATGGAGAAGGCTTCGGGTTGTAATTAATCAATGGCAAGTCCTTAACCCACGCAAAGTTTGGGTTAACATTATACTCCATCTCTTCTACTGAGATTATCCAATTATCATCTATGTCCTGTATAGGATTGAAATATGAATCATCATCATATAGCTGTCCTACTAATTCGTCTTTCTGTACCTCTGTTAATAGTCCTACTTGTATCATACGTTACGAGATAAAGTTGTTTGGAATGCCTGAACTGCTGTATAGAAGTTCGCTGCCTCAGTATCATTAAGACCGTCTCCGATTGAAGCGAAGGCAAGTTCTTTGTTGTCGTATGGTCCCGTAATTGTCCCTGCATCATTTCTGTTCCCTAAATACATAGAATAGGAAGGTAGCGCACTTTGAGTCTGAGCCGTTGTGTTTGTTACTAATACAGAGCCGTTTTTAATTATTTTCTGACTTGTTGAAGATGTTATACTAGCTATAAAAAGACCCCTTGAATCTGTATTTGTTGCAGATATTCAATGAGCAGAATAATCATAACCA